GAAGATCACCGATGCCGATTGATGCTGTTCCTGCGCTCACGACAGCTCTTACCTCGAATTTATGAGACACGGAAGGCTCTACATTCTCGAACCAGCCTCCGAGATGAACAGTGTGATACCCGTTGATATTCCATGTATCAGCAGGTGCATAGTCCATTAATTCATCATCAAGATAATAAGCCAAAGTTAAACCCTGACTGTCTGCACCGCCAAGAGCAGAAAGCACCTTCATCTCATGCCACCATTCGACAGTCGTTCTTTGAGCTGTCGAAAAGCGAAGACTATACAAAGACACCTCGCTTGTGTCTATCGTCTTTGTTTCTGCATTGACAAAAGTATAATAGGTAAGCTCGTTGGCTTTTCCGACTCTGGATAAATTACTGATCGCCTTCGAAGTAGCACTCTTCGAATTCTGAAGCGCAGGATTTTCACCAAAGCCCGACAGCTTAGTCGTGCTGAAAGTGTATGTGATCGACATTATGCAGCCGATACAGTCGTCACCTATCCCTCCAGGGAACTTGATAACGTCTCCGAGGTCGTAGTAGAACGATGATAAGACCTGCGCACTGAATGGCGCATAAGCGATCTTGCCGACCGCGTCAGCTACATTCTGACGCATCGCATCCATGTAGACCTCTGTCCCCTGGTTGAGCATCGGTCTCTGGCCGAGTTCCATCTTGAGGCCGTTAGCACTTGCTCCGGTGCAGGTATAAACTTTCTCTGCACCGTCATCCTTATTGATGACGCTTATCGTTGAAAAGTAGCTGTTGAAGTCAGAGAAAGAAGCAGCCTTAAACCTCTCCGTCCTCGTGATCGTATCATCAATAGTCTGATGGTAGTTTCTGATGTAGAGCTTGCCGTCTCGATAGATTTCCGCAAAGCCTCCGAGAGTATAGGCTATCTCGGACAAAAGATCTCGCCATGTCTGGATATTATCGCCTTCGGTAAGATTAAGAGTCGAAGTGCCGTTCGGCATAGCTTCGACCTGAGCCTGTGTCATTCCAAATTCGACACCGCATCGGGTACAAGCGAGCGAGAGTAGACTGTAAGCAGCGCCGCTGGTCGTATTGAAGTCGATGTCTTTATCGAACTTCATCATAGCATCGTAGGCCTTGATATTGATGCCCTTTGGAGTCCAGGCGGACTCAGCGACATAGAACACTCCCATCGGGATGTAAGAAGGCTCGCCGCTGATCTCGACACCCTGCTCGATAGTGATCTTCTTATCAAGCCACTGACCGCGCGAGATCCATACACCGTGCAGGAGTGTCATCTTCAGAGTCTTCGTGTAGACCGTACCGATCGAGACCTTTGACGATTCCGTGCTCTGTCCGGTGATGGAATAAGTATCCTGCGCGATATCGGTATCCGTGAACGGGATATTATCGTTCAAAGTTCCACGGAGACAACAGCGCTGGATCGCTTTTCTCGTCTCATTGTAAAATCCCTGATCTACTGGATACATAGTTTAACCTCTTATACTTGATTGAAAGTAGCGTGAACGGTCCAGCACGGCTGTTTAGCCATATTTGAATAAGGCTGCAGGTAGTCGCTGGATATGCGGAACCTTCCCGACATAGCAGTCCCGGAAGCTCCGATCTTGAGCGATACCTGACTCTCCCGTCCGTAGACGAGAAGCTTCTGCCGCCAGAATTCAGTCACTTGAAACGTCATAGTCAAGGCGACCTTCTGAAGCCGAGTGACAGCGACTCTGTCCGTCCCGGCTTCAGACTGGTTTACATCCTCGACATTATCGTAGTTAATCGTAAAGCTCGCAGGCGCAGGGATGAGCGTGCCGTTCACATAGATATAGTCCTTACCTAACATTTACGCGACACCTCCACTAATTACCGCCTGATTAGCGATACTCTGCTGGATATAGGAATCCAGCAGTTCGTTCCCGACATAGACATTGATCGTGTCGGTCTCGTTAAGCTTCAGAGTAAGAAGCTCTCCGAGGACACTCTCGATGTTCTGGAAGTGCGGAGTATAGTCAACTGTCGCGGCCTGGATAGCCGAGACGGAAGCCTGCACTTCACCGAATGCTTCCATATTCTGTGTCGGGTTATTGACCATGTTCCTGAGCTGCTCAAGAGTCTCGGCATTCATCTCGCCGGAGATCCCGTAAGCGCTCATCGTCTTCTGTATTTCAGCCTTCGCGGCTTCGATAGCCTCATCGGAGTAGTTATTCTCAAGGGCCTTCAGAAGTCCGTCTATCATCTGGTTAACGTTATTCTGATACTCAGTCGGTTCGGTCTGAATGCCGAACTTTTCGAGCAGCTTGGAGAACATATCCTTGATTGACTCAAGGACCTCGATGACACTTGATGACTTCAGCTCTTCATCGCTCTTCTTGGAGCCGCCTCCGCCACCACCGCCGCCACCGGATGAACCACCGCCTCCGATGGCTCTCTGCGCGGTCTCGGCTGTGTCCTGGATAGCCTGAATAGCGGCTCTGCCCTGCTCGGCCTGCTGTTCTGCATACTGACGAGCATAGCGAGTCTGCTCTGAATTAGCGATCCTCTGCTGTGTCTGATGCTGTCTTTCCTGCTGCGCGTACCGTGCAGCCATATCAGCCTGACCACTATTGACGAGGTTAGTCGATCTCGAATTCCTGCCGACCGCGCCGCCGTAGACATCCTGATAGACTGTCGTGACACGAGCCGTGATCTCGATGTCCCCGTTTGCACGAAGAGCATCAAGATACTGGTTGATTATCGCCACATCGTCAGCGACCGATTCAGTCGCGGCCGCTCCGGAAGTCTCGATTGAGTTCTGAATGGACTGCATGATCTCTTCGGCCTGAGCGTCGAGCTCTGCATCAGTCATGGCTCCGTTCAGATTATTGCAGGTGTTCATCCAGTCTTCCGCGAGTGTGGATCCACCCTCGCCGAATACATTAACGACAGAGTCGACAGTCTCAAGCACGCCTCCGACGATCAGCTCGCCTGATTGCGCGAAATAGTCAGTGACACCGTCAACTTCTTCATAGAAATGAGTAAACCCTGCCGGAGCGGAAGCTATCTCTTCTCCGAGGTATTGGAACCCACCTGCGAGAGCTTCCGTTGTAGTGATGCCCTGGCTATGAGCCTGATCCATGAGATCGTTGAAGGTCTTGATCTCGACTCCGAGAGCGACGATCTCACCGACCAGCACCGCGATCGGTCCTGCCGTCGATGCGATGGAACCAAGCGACACGGAAGCCGCCGCCCCTGCCGTTCCAACTTCACCAAGAGCCGCACCTGCACCGGAGATAGCGCCTGCGCTTCCCGTCAGTATGGATATCGACGAGGCTATATTGAGGACTCCCGAAGCTATGCTCGCAAGAGTTCCTGCGCCTGCGATAGTAGCCAGAGTTCCTGCGATCTCAGGAAGATGCGAAGCCACGAATTCGATCAACGGGATAGCCGCATCTACGATCTGGGGAAGATACTCTATGAGCGTGCTTCCGAGCCTGTCCGCCGTACCCTCGCCGAAGATCTGGTCAAGGATAGGTCCGACTGCATCCATGATGGCATTAGCCACATCCGGCGCGGATTCTATGATAGCCTGCGCCACGGCTGCGAATATCTCACTCGCGACCGCAACCGCATCAGGAAGGGCATCTTTTACTTTGTCAATAAGTATCGGAGCGATCTCTGGGATACGGTCAGCCATGCGTCTGAGGACAGGCTTGACATTGTCAATCACAGTCAAAAGGCTGTTTGCGAGATTATTCGTCAGCGCATCGACATCGGAACCGTCCTGACCTAACCCGATCAAGAGATTCTGCCAGGAAGCCTTCAGCATATTGATGGAGCCCTGGATAGTCGTGGCCGCTTCTCTCGAAGTCGTGCCTGTGATATTCATGCGATCCTGGATGACCGTGATCGAGCGAATTATATCAGCGAAGGATACGTCATTAAGGTCTTCGATGGTCTCGTTCAAGATCCCTGCATCGTTGATGAGCCTAATCATCTCCGTCTTGGTACCGCCGTACCCGAGTCGGAGGTTATCGAGCATATTATAGTTGCCCTTTGCGAACCCCTGATATGCCGACATGATCGACTGGATATCCGAGCCGAACGTGTTCGCGTTATCAGACATATCGCGAAGCGCCTGATCTGCGACATCAGCCGCGAGCTGTGTATCTCCTCCGAGTCCGGAGATCAGCGAAGCCGAGAACGAGGTTATCGTCTCAAGATACTGATTAGCATCGAGCCCTGCGGTCTCATATGCCCTTGCCGAGTTCCGGATAACTGTATCGGCAGCGGAACCGAATAGCTTTTCGACACCGCCTGCGAGCTGTTCATAGTTGCCGTAAGCGTCAACGACAGCTTCAGATATGTCATAGGACCATTCACCGACCTGCTTTGCCGCTTCAAATACCTTTTCAGCGGCCGCCGCTGCTAATTCAAAGCCCTTCTGAAGCGCGGCCCCGGCCATGTCGCCAGCTTTTGCAACGACATCAAGTCCTTTCGATAAGAGTTCCGTCTTATCGTGAAGGTCCTGAATGCTCTCTCCGGCACTGTCGGGGATGAGTTCTGTCTCGCCCATCCCGTCAATGGCGCTTTGAGTCTGCTGCGCCTGTCTTTCGAGATCGGCAAGCGTGGAGCTTGTCTTCAATATCTGAAGGTCAAACTCCTCGTACTGGTCCTGCGTTATCTCGCCGAGATCGAGCGCCTTCTTTGCCGCATCTGCCGCCTTCGTTTCAAGCACGAGCTTCTCGCTCGTGGTCTCAATCGCTCTGTTAAGGAGTTCCTGCTTCTTGGCCAAAGCGTCAACGTTCGACGGGTCAAGTTTTAATGCCTGGTTAACCTGACGTAAACTTTTATCAATAGTCCGTGCGGCCTTTTCAGCTTCGCCGAGACCTTTGACAAGCTTAGAACTATCGCCCATCAGCTCGATGGTAATTCCCTTTATGCCACCTTTAGCCATGTTGCTCACTCCTATCCGAAAAACTTCTTAATATCATCCTGAGTCGCGACATAATCCCATTCGACATGGTCATTAGCCTGTTCTGCTAACATATCTATGACATCGCCTATCGTCAGGATGTTCAGCTCTTCAAAGCTGAGGTTCATCTGCTTTGCGCGAAGCAGTATAAGCGCCGTCGTCAGCGGTCGACTGCTTCGCCTTTTGCGTTTTTTCCTTCTACCGAAGTTCCGAGGCTCTTAGTCCAGACTCCGAGAATGTTCTCGATGACGTTTCCGTCGAACAGATCACCGAACTGGAACTCATTAACCCACTCGTAATAATTGACCTCGGACAGCTTCATGAAGTCCGGGATCGAAAGCTTAGCCTGCATCGCCATCACGAAGCCAAGCTGAGCCACGTTATCAATAGCGTTATTCGCCTGCGCGAGATCCGCTTTATCTGCCTTAAAATTAGTAAGTGTCGAGAGAATATCCCGACCGAATATCTTTTTGTATGCCAAAGAAGTCAAAGCGGAGCTGACCATCTCGACTTCCTTATCTCCAATTTTTACGACCATAATTTAACGCCTCCGTATTTTGAATAAATAAACAACGGGGAGACCAGCGCCTCCCCGTTGTGATTGATTTTTGTGCGATCAGCTTATGAAGCTGTGACCGTAACCGTGCAGGTATCGACAGCGTCAGAGCTGTTCTTGGATGCCTTTGCGATGATAACGCAGACACCGGGATCAACAGCAGTCACGACTCCGTTGGAAACCGTAGCCACGTTCTCGTCAGAAGACTCCCATGTGATCGTAGCGCCTGTTGTAGCAGTAGCCACGAGCGTCTCAGTAGCGCCGTCAACGATGCTTGTGACACTCTTATTGAGCGAGATAGCTGTCTGAACGGGATCAGAACCCGTTACATAAACAGCAGACTCCCATGCTGAGAGTGCAGCCGCATCTGTGTCTTCAGAAGTATGAGCGAAGACGCTTCCGTCATCCGGACGAGGTGTGCAGGTGATGTTAAGAGTGTCTGTCGAAGGTGTGACAGATGCTTCCTTCGTGGAGCCTGCGATGTCGGGACGGGTAAGAGCGCAGCGATAAAGGACATATCTCCTGTTCGTTGCATCTCCGTCAATCCTGAAGCTCATAGCGAACTGAGTCGGGATAGCGTTGTTGGCATTCTCAACGATAACGCCGTTGCTATCCTTTGTCCTTCTGAGGAGATCCTCTTCAGCGTACTCGGGAAGCATAGCGCACTCGAAACTGCCGGAGTAGCCCTGGTTAGAGCCAAGAACTACATAGATGCCATTGTCAGCGTAGAAGTTGGTATTCTCGCCTTCAGCAGAAAGGCTGAGATTAACTGCGCCGGGGATGGCCTTATAAGCGCCATAGCTTGTGGTGACTGCGCCCGTGTTAGGGTTTGTCGATTCTGTCGCTACGGCATACTTAACGTCACAAAGGCCGAACTTGATCTTGTTGGACATTTTCGTTTACCTCCAAAAATTATAGGTTATTAAGTAGAATGACTGATCTGATTCATAGCTTTCGAGCTTGTTCCAGATCACGCCGAGCGAGTCCAAGATCGTCTCGATCTCGGCTTCTGCCGTCTCGCTCTTGGTTTGTGAATAGTAATTGAGTTGGAATCCATTCGCTTTGACATAGACCTTGTTGTCAGCCAGGAAGTTATCCGAGTCCGTACCGATACCCACCAGATACGGGAGCTGTGTCCCGACGGGAGCCGAGCCGTAGAAGTATCTATAACTCGTGAATGCCGTCTTGATAGTTGATAAATCAATCATGCGCCGAGCACTGCCTCCATTTCTCTGATGATTGTCTCTTCGAAGTCGATGATCGCCTTCTCTTCAGCAGGCTTTATGTGAGGATGAGCCTGCGTTCTGCCGACTTTGCGGCCGTTTCGAATGACATCGTGACCGAATTCCAGCAGGAACGTGAGCCCCGGCTGCTTCCGGTTGTAGATGGTCACGCCGTATTCGTTAGTCCTCATGGACCATCCCTTCGCATAGTTCGTCCATCCGTTAGCCAGTGAACGAGCCTTCAAGTCAGCTTTGAGCCGTAAGCCAACCTCGTGAGCCGCTTTCTTCGAAGCGATGATGGCTGCCGCCTGAATCTCCTCTCCTGCGCTCTTGATGATGGCTTCAAGGCTCGCGCCTCCTCTGATGCGTATTGCTGGTTCCATAAGTCATACTCCTACGGCAAACTGACAATAAAGCTCGATGTAGTTCTGATCGGCTTCGTACACGCGATATACTTCATACCGTGCGCCGAGATACTCGACCGTCTTCTCTCCGGAATAGCCGAACGAAGAGATGCGGAAAGAGAACGCAGGACTTAAACCATTCTGCGAGCCCTCCATGAACTCTGTACGAGACACGTTCACAACTTCCGCAATAATCTCTTTGCTGGTCTCTTTCGGAGTGATCTGTCCGATCTCATCCTGATCGGAGGTCTGGGATATGAGCTTGATCTTATTGATCTTCGTCATCGACCTCACCTCCGAGCGTGGAATACTTCGAACTCATGAGCATCTTTGTCTTCAGGTCATCATAAGCGACCTTGTACTTGTCTTTGCGAGTCGGATCTTTCTCGAAAGAATACAGAGCATAAGCGATAATAGCTTCCTTCTGAAGTGCATCAGCATCGGAAGCCTGAAATGCTATGATGTCAGTCGTCTCCGTCAGATCCAGAATAGCCGCGTCAACGTACCTCTGCATCTCTGTCGTGACAGCCGTCGAGATAGTCGAATCAATCCTCGTCAATGCGAACTGCACTTCGTCCAGTAATGCCATAATGCTTACCCCTTCTTCTTAGTAGTCTTCTTCACGGTCTTGACTTCGGCAGCCTTCTTCTTCGCTTTGATCTCGGGTATCTCGATCATGTTGATAGGATTGAATGCTGCCGTCTCTATCTCAAGGACATCGCCCTTCTTATAGAGCGTCTTGCCGTTGAAAAATGCTGTCTTTGCTTTAACTTTCATAGGAATCTCCTTTCACTGCTTTGTATAAAGCCTCTGTCACGATAACGTGCCCAACGTGACCGCACTTAACATCGCAGTCAAGATATGTGTCATAGCCGAGCTGCTTCGCTCTCCAAAGGAAGGACAAGTCCTCCCCGACATGACCTATCGGGGAGAAGCAAGTCCCATATTTACCAAAGCATTCAAGAATTACCTGAGCATCTGTCAGAACACATCCGAACCCTGCGCCTCCGACCTTGTGAACTCCCGTGAGCTCCCCTTCGTAATCGGTCC